ATCCTGCCTCAAGCTCGGTCGCCATACGGATTCTGGGGAGGAAAAGTAAATGCGTGTTTTGATAATTGAGCCAAGGAAATGTCCCCATGTTGCCGAGATTGACGATTCTTTGAAATCCATGCAAGAGATAGTCGGCGGTTATATCGAAGTCATCTGTCCATTCGAGGACAAGGTAGCGATTGTTTGCGATGAGGATGGGAAATTAAAACCCGATACGGAATGGAATCGATTGATACCGGAATGCAATGATGTCATCAAGGGTACGTTTTTCATTTGCGGAGTCGATGGCGAGGAATTCACCGACCTATCGCCGGAGCTGATAGAAAAGTATGCGAACTACTTCCGGAGCTATTTCATTCCCATCCGAATTGACGAGAACGGCAGCATTCACGTTATCGACTGATTCTTTCGGTTTCTTGCCCACAAAGCCTCCACGTTTCGGCGTGTGGGGCTTTTGCTTGTGCTGCGGAAAACTACCGCTTTGCATCAGAAAGCCAACACGTGCGAACGTGGCGACTCCGTTTTTTCTTGGTGTATCATACACAAATATCTCGCACGGATATGGCTGTATATTCTGGTACTTTAGCCGCTTGATAAGTCTCCGAAAAAGAGTTATTATGTGACACAACGGAACGGCAAAGCCGACCGAATTACGATTTTTTGGAGGAACTTATCATGAAGGAAATCAAGATTTACAACACGCTGAAGGTTGTCGCTGCATCGGATGAAACGGAGTTTTTGGTGGATGCCATGTCCTACGCAGATGAAATTGCAGAGGCAGTAGCCGAATACGATGACGGCGATTTGGCGGAGTATGCCGATGCTCGCAACGGCGACAGCTACTACAAAAAGCTGAAACGGATTCATGTTTCCGTTGAAATTTACAACCACGAGCTTTACGGCGTTGCAATCTGCACGGTGACCGATGACTGGAACGAAATCGACACGGAGCAGTTGAAAAGTTATTTGACCGGACAGTGGGCAGATGGGTTTGGCGAGGGACTGGAGCAGCAAGATGTGGCAGCCTTCACCGAGTTGGAATCCTACGAGGAATACGATGAGGAGAATGACGAATTTTACGAATCCGAATGCGAGGTTTCCTACTACGTGACTGTCAGCTTTTGGCAGGATAAAAACTACCGCATTTTGACAGAAAAAGAGTTGAAAGGCTAAACTGAATGCCTACCGATTTGCCCGTAAAAGCCTCTACGTTTCGGCGTGTGGGGCTTTTGCTTGTGCTGCGGAAAACTATCGCTTTGCATCTGCAAGCCCACACGTGCGAACGTGGCGATTCCGTTTTTTCTTGGTGTATCCTACACAAATACCTCACCGAAGTACAGCCTCTTATTCTGTACATTTAGCCGCTTGCTATATTTCCGGACGTATGGTAATATACACTCAACGCAAGGGAAACCAAGCGAAAAACAAATTTTTTGGAGGAAACGAAAATGATTAGTTATGCAGAGGCACTTAGCAGAGCAAAGGCAAACAGAACCGACTGGAACGAACGGGAGCGGATTGCAAAGGCAATCATCACTTGGGTGGACAGCGAGTACGAATACGAGTTGGAAATCGAAAACGAGGGCATGGACGACACCGAATTCACCGATTGGGTGGAGAAAAACGCCGAAGAGCTTGCCAAAGAGGACGCAGCCGAAAACAGCACAACCCTTGACGAGGTTACCCGCATCGACTACGAAACGGAAACGATTGACGATGATGCCGAGTTCGAAGAGGACTACGAAGCATGGGCTGAATTTGAATGGGAATGCCAAAACGACCGATAAGCCAAAAGCCTACCACCAAAACAAAAAGCCTCGGAACGCCGAGGCTTTGGCTCGTACAGGTTTTTCGTTTCCCCCACTATGAGCTTTGGTGTATACTACACAATGAACTGCCGCGTTCTCCTCCGATTTTTCTGTTAGTTTAGCCGCTTGCTATTCCTCCGGTTGTATTGTAATATGGGTACAACGGAACGGGAAATACACCGACCGAATTCAATTTTACGGAGGAATATTTATGTGGCACGAAGGATGCATTGCAGTCAATGGGATTGCTTTTCACTACCAAGCAAAGGTTTATGACGTAGGCAGTATTTACGGTATCCGGCAAGGACGAATTTCCAAGCTGACGTTGAAACAAGACGGCGAGGTTGTTCTGAATTACGACCGAGGCTGGGATGTAAAACCTACAACACCGGAAGCTGAAATAGCCTTGGAAATCCTGATATACGATTATGCATAATTACAAAAACTAACCCCCTACCCTGCACGGAGCCGAAAGGCTCTGTTGCTCGTTCATATCTATTTTGGCATCCGTAAGGGTGCTTTTTTATTGCATTTGACTGGAGGTATGGCTTATGAAAGAACAAAATTGGAGTTACAAGCCCTCCCGATTCATGCTGCCTACCTCGCATTACGACCAGCAGAAAGCAGACATGGCAGTCCTTTTTGTGGAGCAACTCAAACACACGAAGGGAATATGGGCTGGAAAACCGTTTCTCCTTCTTCCGTGGGAGGAACAAATTATTCGGGATTTATTCGGGATTGTAAAACAAGACGGCACAAGGCAATTTCACGAAGCATATATCGAATGCGGGAAGAAAAGCGGGAAGAGCGAGCTTGCAGCAGCCATTGCCTTGCTGCTTTTGTATCTGGATAATGAACCATCTGCCGAAATTTATGGTGCTGCCGGTGATCGAAACCAAGCCAGCCTTGTTTTCGATGTCGCATTGCAATTTGTTGTAAACTGCCCTGCACTCATGAAACGCTCCAAAGTTTCCAAGGCATCAAAGCAGATTTTCAACAAAACCAATAACGGCGTTTACAGAGTCGTCAGTGCCGAAGTTGGCACAAAAGCCGGTGTCAATGCCAGCGGCGTTATTTTTGACGAGGTATTCAATCAGCCCGATGAACGGCTTTATCAGATTTTGACTCGTGGTTCCGGCGATGCCAGACAAAACAGTTTGATTCTCAGCATTACAACTGCCGGATTTGATTTGAACAGCTTTTGTTATACCACATTGCATACAAAAGCGTTGAATATTCTCAAAGGCAAAGCGGTCAATCCCACGTTTTATCCGGTTATCTACACATTGGAAGAAGGCGATGATTGGCAGAAGGAGGAAAGCTGGTACAAAGCAAATCCGTCTCTCGGCATTACCGTTCCAATCGAACGCTTTCGGGAAGCTTATCAAATTGCCTTGGAAAATCCGGCAGAGGAAAACTATTTCAAAACCTATCGTTTGAATACATGGGGCAGCAACGAGACTTCTTGGCTTCCGGATAATGTTTTTATGAAAGGAAATCTGCCTATCGATTTATCTTCCCTTCGTGGCAGAAGCTGCTATGCCGGATTGGATTTGTCCAGTACCACAGATATTTCCGCACTGGTTCTGCTTTTTCCGCCGGAAAGCGAAGACGATTGCTACTATGTCCTGCCATATTTTTGGCTTCCGGAAGATACGATTCAAACTCGATTTCGTCATGCCGGTGTGCAATATCCTACATGGAAAAAGCAAGGCTACCTATATGCCACGCCGGGAAATGTGGTGGATTACGCATATATCCGTTCGGAAATCAATCGGCTTGGTACGCTTTACAACATTCTGGAAATCGGAGCTGACCCATGGAATGCAACACAGCTTTTGACGGAATTGTCGCAAGACGGCTTTACCGTTATTTCTATTCGCCAAAATTATGCCATGCTCAGCCCACCGACAAAGGAATTTTACAAGCTGATGCTGGAAGGAAAGCTCATTCACGGCGGCAATCCGGTTCTCCGCTGGATGGCTTCCAATGTCATTGTGGAAACAGATTCTGCCGGAAACATCAAGCCCAGCAAAAAGCGGGCAAAAGAAAAAATTGACGGCATCGTTGCAAGTATTATGGCATTAGACCGCTGTATTCGGAATCAAGGGGTGCAGGAAGAGAGCGTCTATGATTCCAGAGACCTACTGATTCTGTAAAGTATACTATTTGAATAGGAGCGTGACGCAATGCGTATTTTCAGCGGACTTTTCAAGTCCAGAGACCATCCCAAAAACAGCTACGACAGCCCATCCTACACCTACTTTTTCGGTCGTTCCAACAGCGGAAAACGAGTCAGCGACCGAACCGCTCTACAGCATACTGCCGTGTATGCCTGTGTTCGAGTGTTGTCAGAAGCAATCGCACAGCTTCCCTTGCACGTCTATCGATACACGGAAAACGGAAAAGAGCGAGTACCCACGCATCCGCTTTTTTACTTGCTACACGACCAACCGAATCCGGAGATGACCTCTTTCGTTTTTCGAGAAACCTTGATGTCACATTTGCTGATTTACGGCAACGCCTATGCTCAGATTCTCCGCAACGGCAAAGGCGAAGTCCTCGGCTTGTATCCGTTAATGCCGGATAAAATGAAGGTCGACCGTGATGAGAAAAACCGTTTGATATATATTTACAGCCGCTATGATGAGGCAAATCCAAACTTGAAAAAGCAAGGCGATATTGTGCTGTATGCCGATGAGGTGCTGCACATCTGCGGACTTGGATTTGACGGATTAGTCGGCTATTCTCCGATTGCAATGGCGAAAAATTCTATCGGGATTTCTATCGCCTGTGAGGATTACGCCGCTTCCTTTTTTGCAAACGGAGCAAGCCCGTCCGGTGTGCTGGAACATCCGGGCGTGATTAAGAATCCGGAGCGGCTTCGAGACGCTTGGGCAAAAGCATACGGCGGACATAACTCGCACAGAGTCGCTGTGCTGGAGGAAGGCACACACTACACGCCGATTTCGATTCCAAACAATGAAGCACAATTCTTAGAAACTCGCAAGTTTCAGGTAGAAGAAATCGCTCGCCTGTACCGTGTGCCGCTGCACATGATTGGCGACTTAGACCGTGCCACGTTCAGCAACATCGAACAGATGTCACTGGAATTTGTGATGTACAGCCTTGACCCTTGGATTGTTCGATGGGAACAAGCACTGCAAAAGGCACTCTTATCGGATTCTGAAAAAGGACAGTATTTTATCAAATTTAATGTTGATGGACTTCTCAGAGGTGACTATGCCAGCAGAATGCAGGGATACAGTGTTGGTATTCAGAATGGTTTCTTATGTCCTAATGATGTAAGAGAGCTTGAAGATATGAACCTCATTCCCACAGAAAAAGGAGGCTTTACCTACATGGTTAATGGCAGTATGACACCCCTTTCGTCGGCAGGGGCGGCTTATGCAAAAAATATCGAGAAAAAGGAGGATAACGCAGAATGAAAAAATTCTGGAATTGGATGAAAAACGAGGATACAGGAGCAACAGAACTGTATTTTGAGGGACCTATCAGTGCTGAAACATGGCTCGGAGATGAAATCACTCCCGGACTCTTCAAATCGGAACTGGAGCAGCACCCCGGAGATTTGACTGTTTGGATCTGCTCCCCGGGCGGAGACGTGTTTGCTGCGAGTCAGATTTACACGATGCTTCGCAACCATAAGGGCAAAATCACAGTGAAAATCGATGCACTTGCCGCATCCGCTGCATCCGTGGTAGCAATGTCAGGTGATGAAACATTTATCAGTCCTACCGGAATGCTCATGGTGCATGATCCGGCGTGTTTTGCTTCCGGAAATAAGGCAGATATGGAAAAAGCAATCAAAATCCTCGAAGAGGTCAAGGAATCCATCATCAACGCCTACGAGCAGAAATGCCATCTCAGCCGTTCAAAAATTGCAAAAATGATGTCGGAAGAGACTTGGCTGAATGCGAAAAAGGCGTTACAGCTTGGCTTTGTGGACGGCATTCTGTTTGCAAAGGAAAAGATGCCGCAGGCTGAACCGGAAGAGGAAGAGGAAGAATCTACAGAAGAGGAATCCTCTGAAGAAGCACCCGATGAGGAAGATGATGACGAGGATGACCCCGATAAAAAAGAGAAAAAGCCGCCGAAGGACATGGTAAGCTTCAGCTACACACCTGCCCGCACAGCGGCTTCTTTTATGCAGAAGGTTTCTGCAACGCAAACAGGTACACCAATCGCCCAGCTCGATAAGAGACTGGAACTTTTAAAGTATTAATTTTAGGAGGCATGATAATATGACTATTCAGGAACTGAGAAAAAAGAGAGCCAAGGCATGGGACACGGCTCGTGATTTCCTCGACAATAAGAGAAATGCAAGCGGTGTGCTTTCCGAGGAGGACAGCAAAACCTATGACGCACTGGAAGCCGAGGTCGTGAACCTCGGCAAGGAAATCAAGCGTTTGGAACGGCAGGAACAGATTGACGCAGAGATGAGAAAGCCCACATCACAGCCGATTCTTGGTACTCCTGCAACGCCCGACAATCAGACCAAGACCGGCACTGCATCTGCGGAATACACAGCTGCATTCTGGAATAATATCCGCAACCGCAACTGGATTGATGTCAGAAATGATTTACAGGTCGGCACAGATACTGAGGGCGGCTTTCTTGTGCCAGATGAGTTCGTGCGCCTGTAAAAGGCGATGTTTACAGTAGATTAGGCTCTACACCGCACAGCAGAGCGGTTGTCAATCTGCCTAACCGATGACAGGAAACTGGACACGGGAACAC